TCACATGGGTAGTATTTACTTCATGAGAAATGCTTGGTGGAAAGCACCAACAGGAAACAAGAAAGAAAAGAAACAAGCATATCAAGGGGCTATGATATATGACCCACTTAGCGAAGGAACAAACGGATTACATCTTAATGTAGCCGCTTTTGATTTTGCAGGTCTATATCCTAGTATGATGATTGCTAGAAATATTAGTTGGGAAACTATTTCTGATGAGCCTACGGAGTTTGGCGTTAATATTCTAACTCCTAGAGATTTCAGTGAACCTGTAGGTGAAGATATGATTTACTTCAAAACAGATAAGTTGGGACTATTACCTAGAGCAGTATTAGAACTTAAAGAACTAAGAAATGAATACAAAGCCAAAATGAAAGAGGCTAGAGGAAAACCAAACGGTGAGTATATGAAATGGTATAATAATCAAATGGCAGTAAAACGCCTATCTGCATCTTTCTACGGCATAATTGGATTTACAGGGTTTAGTTGGGCTAATCCAAAACTAGCCGCTAGTATTACTGCTAGTGCTAGAGAAGCAATTAGATTAGCCGCATTTAAAGCAAAGGAGTTGGAAATATGAATAATATATTACAACAAGAAGGAGTAATAAACTTTGATAAAACAACCTTTTCGCCTAGATGCAACTATTGTATGATTTCCGATAAAGGATATTGGCATTGGACTCATGCTTTAATTTATACTAAAGAAACGAAAGAAGCACTATGTAAATGCAAGGAGTTGGAATTGTGAAAACAAAATATGTAACGGTAAAAGTAAACTACGACACAGAAGAAACATGGGATATTACTTTACAAGAAGTAGAAGAGATATTCCAAATGATGAATAATTTGAAGCGTAATGCTGTTATTATTGATATTGAACAAGGTGCCAATGGAACTATTGATGTAGGTTCATTAAACCTAACTGCTAAAGATATAGGATTGGATTTTAATGATGATGGATAGGACTAACGAGTTATTAGAAGAATTGCTCGCTATGATAGCAAGAAGTAACAAGATATTGATGATGGTAAATATCGTAAACATAGCAACCATCATAACTATAGTAACGGTGATAGTATGAGTATGGAAGAAGAAATAAAACAATTACAAGATAAGGCAATTGAATTAGAACAAAAAATCAAAGGATTAGAAAAAGACTTAGATATATTATTTGAGATAGATAATACTAAATTGGCAAGAGCAGTATGTGAGATACAAGAATATCTTAGAGATAAGGGTGACTTTTATCCTATTAATTTAATAAAAGCACCAACTATGGTGGGAATGTCATGAATAAAAAAACTCAACAAGAACTCATTGGTTGGGCTAAAAGATATGTAGACGATGTTACTACTATTATGATTCATAATGATGTAGTCTCATTATATGTCAATGGAAAAAGAATAGGAATTATTACACATCAAAGGATTGGTTAAGATGAAAGTAGTTTACGGGCATACAGATTCAATCTATGTGCAAATAGATTCAGTTGAAAAGGCACAAGAGGCTATCAAAGATATAGAAGCAAGTGTTAGAGAACACTTCCCTAATATCTTGGGTCTACAAGAACACCCTGTAGTATTAGAGTTTGAGAAGTATTTTGATGCTCTAGGTGTAGGGACAGTTAAAAATAGAAATGCAGGTATGATTACTTGGGAAGATGGTGAATGGTTAGATGAGCCTAAATTTACCATGACTGGATTTATTGCCAAGAGGGTTAGCGAAACTAAAATGGCTAAAGAAGTCCAAACCAAAGTCTTGAAAATGTGGGCTAACAAAGAACCGATGGAGAAAATAAATGCCTATTTGCACAGAACATATGTGAGCGTAAAAAATGGTAACTACGATTTCAAGAAGTTAGTTAAGAGAACTCGCCTAAGACCGGAAAGATTTACCGTAAAATGCCCGGATTGTAGTAGAAAATATAATCTAAAAGAATTGACAAAAATTACAGTTTGCGGTCAGAATGAGGGTAAGAATGGGATTCATAAGTGTGGTGAACCCGTCTCTTCTTTTACTACTGTGGAAGGAAAAAAGGCTACTATTGGTTCGGGTGTAGCGGGTGTAATTAACGCTTGGCAAAATAACAGCACTAACTTCGATGATAGTTATGTATTCTTAAAAGTCAAGAATTCAAATATGACTTATGTAAATCCCTTAACTAAAGAAGTAAAACCTGCTGAGTTTATATCGGGAACTATCTTTGCTGATTTTAAAGATTTTACACCGGATTGGGAACACTACGCACAACAAGTCATAGACAAAGCAAAGCCTGTTTACGAATCTATGGGTTGGGATTTATCAGCAATAAGAACAGGAAGAATACAGAAGAGTTTGGAGGAATGGTTTTGAACGAAAAAAGTAAACAACAATTAGATAAGATAAGAGAAAAATGGACTTATGAATTTGGTAAGTTTCAATTAACTGTTCAAGAAGATATGTCTTTTGAGGAGTTTCTTCTTTGGTATGTAGATATGATAGATGGCGAATATCAAGCATTGATTAGTGCGATGGAAAGGGAGTTGAGAAAAATGAAAGGTGATGAAAATGAATAGAGAAGAAATAGAAATGAAGAAAAAAGAACTGATGCAACACTATGAAAGAATGTTGATTAATGATAAAGATGGAACTTTAGGAGTCTACTCATTTTTAGACCATCTTATTGCGACAATTGATTTCTTAGAACATGAAATCAATGACCTTAGATGGGGGAATAAAAGATGAATACAGATGAAAAATACAAAGCAAGAATTGATTCAATGAAAGACTACAGTTATCAATGGCAACCGGAAAACTATGATGACCCTTCTAAGCCAATACTAAAAATTACTAAATCTTCACTTGGTTCTTTTGATTGGTGTCCTAAGAAATATGAATTTAATTATATTGAAAGAAGACCGCAAGACCAAACCGAAGCCATGAGAAAGGGAACTGTTTTACATAATCATAGAGAAGCCTTCTTTCATGACTTTGATGTTAAGAAAGCAGAATCAATGAACAACGCAGAAGTTCTAGAATATGCTACAAGTCTAATGCCTGTAGATGATTACTATGATGTTTCCTTAACTGTGGCCGCTTTTGAGGCTCAAAGATTCATTGAATCTAGGTCTGAAGAAAAAACCAGTGAGTATCTTCCGATTGTAAACGAAGGACTATTTGATGCAGAAATAACAATACCTGCGGATTATTCTAAAAAGTTCCCACTAGATAGAGACTATGTAATTCACATTCAAGGAATCATTGACCGTATTTTTATTGAGGATGGTAAACTTATTCCCTTTGAGTATAAAACGGGAGCATGGAAAGATTACAAAGCAAGCGGTATGAGAAAGGAAATGGCTTTCTATCAACTGCTGATTGAAAATGCTAGTGATGAAGTTCTTGAAAAAAATGGATTAACAAGAGATATGGAAGTAAGCCACTGGGGTTGGTATTATCCTGTTTCTAACCATGTTCAAGTTGAGCCTATCAAGACTCGCTCAATGACATCAGTAAGAGATAATATTGCTAGGCTTATTTCAGCATACATAGAAAAAGAATTCCCTACTAAGTGGTTCTACAAAACCTGTTCTCATTGTAGTTATTTTGGTCTTTGTGATGCGGCAGGTGCAGATACATGGGTGTGATATTATGAAATGCAGTATATGTAAAAAGCAAATAGAAAAGAAATACCATAATGGAAAAATGTATTGGGATAGTGGCCATAATGCTGAACCTGTAAAAAGGGGAAGATGTTGTGACAAATGCAACAACGAAGTAGTTATTCCTACAAGACTTGGTATCTATAAATATAAAAGATTTCAGGAGGAAAATGTATGAAAGAAATAATAGCATTAGAAAATGAAATCTCTATTTTTAGTTCTAAACTTGAAAAAGGAGAAGGTTCAGAACACAAACTGAAAAAAACAATTAAGAAATTAAGAAAGAGATTAAACAAAATAAAATCCACACAGGAAAAAAATAAAGCCTTACAAGAAGGAGAGTCTGAATATTTTCATATGAATAAACAAACAGATTATGCAAAAAGGAGGAATAGATATGGATGAAAAAGATATAGTTTGGAGTAGAGAAATAAAGAACTTTGCCGCCTATTTATTTGGTTATACAGGGGTAGCGGGGCAAGCGGCTGATTGGATATACAACTTGCATGTAGGGTATGATTCTATAACGGAGACAAAAAGATACAAGGACATCATAAAATTACTTGAAGGAATGACAGTTTACTATGGTCATGATTATGTTACAGATTTTCTTAATGTTTTGGAAAATTATGGTGTAGAGGTGACGGCATGAAGGATATAATTAAACAAAAAGTATTATCCAAGAATTGGTCTTTTTCAGAAGTTAGTGATTTAGCAAATTCTATTGGCATATTAGCCAAAGAAATATACATTGAACTTTCACTTACTGAAAGATTTAACTTGGTAAGAGAAATAAGAATAAATGATAATATGCTAGGTAGACCCTTCGAGGACATATTTAGAGATATTGGACTAATACAAATACAGGCTGATGTAGCAGAAGTAATTAAGCAAATGTTAAGCACAGCCACAGTTAATTTTGGAGGTAATAACAATGAGATATCCGAGAGAAGTTTGGGCGGGAAGTCAAATCAAGAACGCTCCTCAGATGGCGAGAAAGATAGTTCTAACTAGACAAGCCTATGCTGATTTTGTTCACGCACAAAACAATAGAACTAATGTATATACAACAGTCTATGATTTTAGAGAGTTTTCTGAAAAAGCAAAAATAGATTCTTCTGTAATAAGAGATAGAATCTTTTTAGACTTTGATGCACATGAAGATAATTTAGATATGGCTTGGCGTGATTTAAAAATAGTAATGGATTTGATTCATCAAAGAGATTATGAACATACTTTCTTTTTTTCTGGAAGAGGATTTCATGTTTTTATCTTTGGAGAAGAAACCAAAGATATGAGAAACATTCAAACCTTTTTCAAAGAGATAAAAGAGTATTTGGTTTCTAAAGTTGGCAAAGATAATTCTCTTGATGATAGAGTAGGACAACATACTAGATTGCGTAGAGTTCCTAATACTGTTAATATGGCATCATCTGATAAAGAAGGAAATCCCTATTTTTGCATACCGTTAGTCAAAGAAGACTTAAACAATGAACTTAGCGATATACTACTTTTAGCGCAACGGCAAAGAATGATACCCTTCAAAAAGTGCGGAAATACGAAGGTAATTTTTCCAAAAGCACCCCCTATTGAGGCCATGAAAGGTGAGGTTTCTGTGCCTTCTAATGTTGGTAAATTGCCTATGCTACCATGCCTGTATAATGCGGTCATGGTCGAGAATCCTTCCCATATAGCGAGAGCCTATCTAGTATCTTGGTATCGAGATTTGATTTCGGGCTATCAAGACTTGCAGACATTGGATGATAAGGAAAAGACTCTAAACTTAGTTGTCGAGGAATTAGAAAGAGTGTTTGCTGATTCAGACTCGACATGGTTAGATTGGGACAAAAATACCACAAAGAAACATGCGAAGTTTACAGTATTCAATAATTACAATGCTCCTCACTGTGACAAGTTAATTAGCGAAGGATTTTGTGTTGGTAAATGTTGGAGGTTTCCTAGTGCTGATAATTGATTCTAGAGAAAAATCCAAACTGTATAAGTTAGTTATGCAGAAAGCCAAAGCACTCAGAATACCATGCGAAAAAAGATGGATTGAGATTGGTGATTATGTCTACGATGATGTTTGCTTTGAGGCAAAGTCAGCGACAGATTTTTTAGGTTCTGTCATGACTAAAAGATTGTGGACTCAACTCGATAATATGGATAGGCACTATCAAACAAATGTAGTCATTATTTATGGTGAACTCGATGAAGCAATCCACAATATAATTTCAAATTCTCCCAGTAAAATGCCAATAGGAACTAGAAGTATTATGTTAAATAATAAATTTCTTGGAGCAATAGGGAGAATAGTATTAGATACAGACATAAAGCCCTTTTGGGTTCAAACAGAAGAAGAAGCCGCACTAATAATAACAGCAGTAAGTAAAATGAAACCAGTAGAAAGAAACACAATAGCACCCCAAGTATTCAAAAGATTAACAACAGACGATTTAAGATTAGACCTATTAAGCAGTATCAAAGGAGTATCAATTAAAAAAGCAAAAGAATTAATCAAACAATATGGCTCTATTATGGAAATAGGTGAGTGTTCAGAATATGAATTACAAGCCATTGAAGGAATTGGAGAAACCTTGGCCAAAAGAATAATCTCCACATTAAACTCAGAAGAGAAGGTGAAAATATGAATGAAAATTATGACGAAGAAAAATACATGGAATCCCTAGAAACAAACGCAGGGGTTTTCAAAGAAGCACTACCGAGAGTCGTTAAAGACTTTCAAAAATCAGCAGTAGAAGTATCTCATTACAATGATATACCCGCAGGAATCAGTTTCTTTACTATACTAGGTCAGATAGTAAAGGACTTCATTATCATACCGAATGGTAGAAATCATGAAGATTCTAGGGTTCATTTTTGTTGGGTTCAAACTTCGGGAACAGGAAAATCAACACTGTGGAATTTTGTTGGGCCAGTAGCCAATAAAACATTTAAGAAAATCAACGAACTAAACTCCCATCCTGCTTTTATTAACAAAGATGGAATACCGATGACAAGGACTTTCAATACTTTTGGTGTAACAGATTATACCGATTCAGTGTTGATTGGTAATTACTCAAAAGATACTGATGATGACGGGGAAACTACTTGGGAAAGAAAACCGGGTCTTCTAGAAGGAAGCGGGTTAGCCCATTGGGATGAGTTTGAATACTCCGGTATTTTCAAACAAAGCCAGCATAAAGAAAACTCAATTGTATATCTAAATACTCTAATGAACAGTTTATCTGGTGAATCTTGGATTATTTCTAAGGCTCTAACTTCTTATGATAATCAAGTTATGGAATGTTATTGTGAGCGTTCTGTTTTGGCTATGACTTATCCACCAAGCAATCTTAACTCTATTATGGCAGAAAAAGGTGTTCTACAAAGAATGCTTCTATATGTTTGGGAAGTTCCGGAGTTTATACAACACAAAATGAGAACAGAACAGAACTCGAAAGCAGGAACTATAGAGGAAGTAACCTCACCAATTGACCAATATGTAAATGCGTTTATCAAATTATACCAAATCACAAAAGAAAGATTTGATGAAGTAGGTGGCGACCCTATCAAAACTATGACATTTACTCCGGACTTTAATGATGTTCTTCAATTAGAATATGAGAATATGAGAGCATATCTACAGAATACAAGACCCGATGTTGCGGCTATTGCTTCTAACTTTACAACCCGTTTGATGAAGATTCTAATTAAGATGTCAGTATTATGTAGCGTTGCTTCTGCTCCTTCGATTAAGAAAAAGGAAGACCGCTTCAAGGTGGGTGGTCACAATGTTAGACAGGCCGCTACCATCGTCCGACAATGTTATATGACATTGGTAGACTGGTTAGAACGAAGCCTAAGAGTGAGAAGGCAAAGCATAACGGAAAATTCGTTAGAAATGGTCTTTGCTAATGTTTATGATAAAATGAATAAAGATGACGAGGGATATGTCAATAAGAGTTTATTTTTGAAGGAAGTAAGAAACAAAGCCAAGAAATCTCAAGCACAAATATACCGCCACTACGAAGTAATTAGACATAAATTTGATGAGATGCGAATTGGAAGAAGCGTATATGTAAAATATAACAGGAGTGATGAAGAATGAAGTGGGAAAATACATACCTAGTATTTGAAGTAGCAAAAGGGCCGAAAGTAATTATTGATACCTTAAACACCTATGGTAATGATGGTTGGGAATGTTGTTCTCAATTAATCGTTGCAGGTTCTCAAATCGTTTGTTTTCTAAAGAGGAGAACAGATGTTGAGGAGCCAAAGGTGGATAAAGAAGAGGCTAAGGTAGCAAAACTTTGGGCTAGTCCATCTAAGGAATGATGTTAATGTCAGTCTTGGCAATTGACTTAGAAACCAAGAATATGTCTTATGATATTGGCGGGTTCTCTAATACACATATGTTTCAAGTATCTACTGTCGCTACATGGGATGGTAATACAGGAACAGTTTATGTAGATGAGTCTGTTGATTCCTTTGCTAAATCGGGTCATATAATTAAATCTCTTAGCGAATTAAAATATGATTTGGATGAGCATTTTGAAAAAGGAGGATTATTATTAGGACATAATATTGCCGCTTTTGACCTACCGATACTAAGGGACTCAATGGATATCTATTGTATTAATAAATATATAAATGAAAAACAATATATTGATACTTCTAAAATTCTTTTAAAAGAATTTAAAGAGAGATTCCAACTAAAGAACTTAGTTAAATGCACTATGAATGATTATAAATTAATGGATAGTGCTGATGCTCCTAAGTTGTGGAAAATGGGTCAATATGATGAAGTAGTAGAATACTGTATGAAAGACACACAGTTAGTATATGACCTTTGGAAATATGGTCAAGATAATGGATTTGTCAAGGCTTTTTCTATAGAAGAAGGAGAATTTAAAGAATTGGAGGTGAAGTGGTAATGACTGGTTGGGAATGGTTCGGCTTGTTTATTTTCATTACCATCTTGATGCTTCTTTTCTTTGCCGCTTTTGGTGGAACTAATATCACCGATGAAAGCGTTGAAGAATATATGAAGCGTCTGATGAATGAAGATAAAGGCGGAAATTGATGAAATTAAAACAGGTGTGTCCTTATTGTAAGGAACTTACAGTTGCTAAAAGGCTATTGGGCTTCTATGTAGGTTCTCCCGAACAAGTAAAATTGTGGGAGTGTAGGGCTTGTAATGGAATTTGGTCAGAAAAAACAATTTGAGGGGGCTTCGGCCTCCTCACTTTTTTTTTGGTCTTTTTTCCGTTACATTTTTTTCTAATAGGTAAAAATCAGGGTTTCCGCTTTTAAGCAATATAATCCCCGTTGTTTGATTATCTTTTAATGCTAATGACATAATCACATAGCCAATAGCGAAACTAAGGCTAAACAACAAGATTATGTAAATCAGCATTAAGTAACCTCGTCCCCATTTTATCACAAAACGGCCCATATTTGGTTTTCATAGCAGAAAAATAGCCGTTGATACTTAGAGGGTTGTCACCTAGATATGTGTCAAACCAACCTACATCCCAATGCGAACCTGCGGGAATATTCCAAGTTTCTATATCTGCTTTTATCAAATTAAATCTGCTATCTCTCGCACAATAAGGCCAAACCAAATCTATTACATCCTGTGAGTTTTCTATGATAGTAACAGAATTAAAATTGTGATTATCAATAAGTTCTTTGTTTAGAAAACCTATTCCTAAACCACCAATGAATATATCTCCTGTTGCGTTATCCCATAACCATTGATGTGCGTCATATTCGTATTGGCTGTCTTTCATAATAGAAAAACCTAAACTTAATTTAACTAGAGAGCATTCTCCGTTATCCATCTCTACTTTCCAGTCGCCTTGTTCATCTTCTGGTATATTTATTCCTAACATTTTATCACCTCATGTTAATGTTATAACTACTGTATGAAAGTTCTTTTCCGCCTGTCCTGCCGCATTTAGAATAGTGCATCTATATTTTATAGTAAAAGTTTGACCTGCTGATGGATTAACTCCTGCTAATGCTCTAAAATCAACCAGCCGAACATGACTTAACGCTGGTGCAGATTGTATTATTTGTAATTGCCCTGTTCCACATACTCCCCAATCTCCGGTTGTTGCTTGTTGGAAGAAAAACGGTGGTTGAGGATAGGTATTACTTATAGCCAAAGAATCTTGTAGCGGCCAATTTGCTCCAACAACGGCAGATACGGCAAAATTTGTAAATACTCCCGACCAAGTGGTTGCTGCATTAATTATTCTATAATCGTCTAATTGACTTAATCCATTAGGAGTTTGTAGGAAACAGCCTATATTAAAAAATACATCTTCTCTTCGGTTCTTTCCTGTAAATGGGTCTGTTTGCCCTACTAGTGCAGCATTAAAAAACGCATTAAGAGTAGAAGCGGGTAAAGTATAATCACTTTTTGTTTCATCAGCAGCAACTAATGATATAGTTGGAGAACTTAATCCTGTCAAAAATGTTCCTATCATAGATTGTGTTGGAAAAGGTGGGCCACTTCCACTTTGATTAACAAATCCTACATTTCTAAGTATATGAGCATTAACTCCTGCTTGTGCGCCACTTACTGCGCTATCGGAAAAATAAGCCCCGTTTAAAGTGATAAGGCCTCCACCACCTCCACCTCCACCGCCTCCGGCATTAGCCTCTTGTTCAGCACAAGAACCTGCAATAGCGTTATACAAAGTAATCAAACTCCTAATGCAATCCAACTATTTTGACCGATAGCGATACAAGTCACACCATTATGTGTAGCAACTGTAATATCGGAAGCCGCATCATTAATATTATTACCATTTCTAGCAACAGTAATATTACCAGTTGATATATTTAGAATTGTATAATGTTCACCCGGATTAGAAGTAGCAGGTAAAGTTACATTTGCTACACAAAATAAATACGCTCCTGCGTGAGTTGCTTCTGTTAAAGTGGTAGGGCTTGATACACCAACAATAGGTAATCTAGGAGTTCTAAATGTTTGACCTGTATCAACTGTAACTGCTCCTGTAAATGTTCCACCTGCTAATGGCATAGCGGCAATATCCGATAATGTTTGAGCCGCAGTTCTACCTTCTATTTGTGTTCCATCTACTCTTAAAAAATCATCATCTGCTAAATTAGCATTAGCCCTCAATATGTTGCCATTACCAATACCAAAAGCCGCACCGCTTAATAGTCCTAATTCAGTAGAAGTTACCGCACTCGCTGTAATGTTTTTATTGGCATCTGTTACTAATGCTCTACTAGCAGTAACATCTGTTGTTAATGTTCCATCTCCTTTAACGGCAAATTGTAGTTGATTTGCGTCATCTGTAATTTGAAATAAACTAGAAGAAGTATCACCGTTTAATTTTAATGTAACAGAATTTTTTTCTGAAGTTATTTGTGTATTTGCGGCTTCACCGACAATTGATAGAGTTTGTTCATACGCATTATTACCGTCTTCTCTAGCAATACTCAAACTGCTGGATTTTTTATCGGCAGTTAAGTATTGTATTTCCGGTGCAGTTCCACTTCCTAAATATTTAACCACTGCTATTATAGTATCTCCTGCTGTTATGTCCGGAATAGTATTAGTGGCATTACCTGTTGATTCTCTAAATACTACAGTAGAAGTGTTATTTGAGGGCTTAGGAGCAACAATCAAATGAAAACCATTTGTTTGTGTGTTTGTTAAATTAATTGTAGCACCACTTATAGCCTGTTTTTTTCCCTCTATTATTGCCACCCCTGTTGTTACAGTAAAAGCAGTATGGGGTGATGAACCCACAGTAATATTACAACCGCTAATTAGAAATCTATCCGACATAACCCCGTTTAATGATTTAATTAGTCCGCTATGAGGAAAATCTATTGCGTCTTTTATTTGATTAAGCGGGCTTGCACTACTTGATGTGCTGAAAAAATTAGGGTTATTTACCATTCTACTCTACCTCCATCGTTATAAAAATTTCAAGAGTTTCACTATTTGTTATCGGCCCAACTGCATCAAAATTAATTCTTTGAAGCATATCGGGTGTAGAATTAAAAAGACCAACTTCTCTAATTGTTTTTCCACTTAATGTAGAACCGGAAACTGTTAATTTAACATCTATGACTCCTCCGGTTTGACTAACTGTTGTCGAAAGTCCTGTTATAATAGGAACATCTAATGTGTTGTTAGTCGGATTCGTTGAGTTCCCTCCTTGTCCGACAGCCCCCGAACCACTAGTTAATGCGGTGTTCAATTGTGTAGCGATAAATTCTCTCATTTTTTCTGTTATCATATCAAGTCCTCCTCTTTCAGCAAGGTTGTTGTGCTAGAACCACCTATACCTAGTGGCACTGTATTTGTATTTAGTGTTGTTGTAAAACCTAGTGTTGCTCCTGTAGTTACTCTTTTTCTAATGGTTAGAGAGATTGGCTTAACCTTAATTTTTTCTAAAAAGTCCAAAGAAGGAGTTTTTGATATATAATCTTGTGACCTGTTTTTGTTTGCATTGTTCTGTGTTTTAAGCAATAATTCTGAAAATACATCTTCCAATCTTTTAGAGTATCTTCCTATTTCTAAAGTAACAAAACCGAACAATTCGTGATTTACATTCAATACTAAGAAATTAGATAGTCCGATATTCTCTTGCTTAGATTCAAACTGTATTATATCCCCTGCTTTTACTTGTTCTATACCTGTTGGTATTACCTTTATTTTGTGCTTTATGTTTAGATTACCGTGTAAGTCTAAAAGTCTAGAAGCCTGTTCATCTACATCTTGTTGGGTTACTAAACTAGAATCTACTTCTTCTAAGGTTTTTCTACCTATTTTCTTTATACTGTTTAGATTTCTTTTTATGCCCTTATGCGACGCACCATAAACAATAATTTCATTATAGAAATCAAAAGTTGTTTTAGTAGATTGGAATTCTATTAATTTATCATCATCAATAAGTATGTTTGTTACTAGACTAGAATCACTATGAGGAACTACAGAAAATACACCGTCTGTTTCTAATAACCTTAAGTCCTTTCTCTTAAGTAAGAAATTAATAGCAGTAAAAGCAGAAACACCTCTAAACTCCGGTGCAATAAACAAAGGATATGTTATAGTAGAATTAGTGAACTCTATTCCTTCTTCTTCAAATATCTCATTAATAAGAGATTCTGTTTCGTCGGCTATTGTAACGGTAGAACCAATACATGCTCTAGTTGGATTTATTTTCAATTCTTCTAAAGAATCCACGACAAAGGTTTCCGAAACTGACACAACGCCTTTTAGTGTTTTTCTTTCTTCAATACTAAAACCATGTTTAGTGCTAGAGTTTCTTTTAGATATACAATTAGTCTTTATGGAATTCTTGCCATCACTAAAAAATAAAGAGTAATCGCCTATAGGTAAAACCTCTAATGTTTGGCTCGCCAATATACTGCTAGATGTGCTTTGCTTATCTAAATCTAACATGACATACATGGATAAAACTGATTCTCCTGTGGTTAAATGCCGTTGCCCGCCTTCGCCAAAAAAGTAGTTGTTTTTTCTATTCCCATACATTTCATCATTATTTGGTTTTTTAGTATATTCTGGTTTTAAAACATTAAATTCTATATCAGCAGGAGAAAAATCATACATACATATAGGATTAGGTTGCAGAATCCTATATGCTCTACCGTCTTGGAGGGCTTCACTTAATGTTAATGTTGCTTGTCCTGCGGCATTTATATCGTGAGAATATACATAAATGGGCTGTCTAGGTTCTCCTCCTGCTACTAATCCACCGACTTGATTGGCTTGAGAACCTGCAATATGCTCGACTCTTAAATAGCACCCTGTTAAATCCACAAACTCTAACCAAGAACTATATCCTGCTTGTTTTGGTATTATTGTAACTTGTTGTGCATTACCGTTAGAAGTCTTAACTGATGAAAAAGAACCCATGCCATTAGCGTTACTAGTATAATACAATCTTAATTTAAAACCTATGAATGCTCCATCAGCAGGACTAGATACATTAGCAACACCATAATCATGAAGACTTGTAGAATTAGTTTGTAAAAAATGTTTATAATGATTTAAAGCACCAACTGTCGTTATTTCTCTTGCTCCTATTTTTGTTCCAAAAAATTTAATATTGTCTGTATGAGTTCCCAAAACACCTGTGCAATCACCTGTTTCTAATTTACCATCTCCGTCTTCTATGGAATATCTATCTAATATAACTCCTATAGTTCCTCCAAATGGATTTCCGGCATTTGCATAGTTAGGATTGCCGAAAGCATCAGTAGTTACTGCTTTTCCGACTACTTTATGATTAGCAACATTCCAAGATATACTATATGCTGTAGGATTAGTATATGTTGAACCATATATTTTAGGAAGCACCACTTCCGCATTATCCATCAAAACTATAGGGTTACCTCCATTTCTATCAAAAGCATAGTGTTGGGAATTAGTTGAACTAGAACCAAACTCACCATAATCATATCTAGAAGAAGTTGATGTTTCTTTTGGAACTATTGCTCCTTTTAGTGGATGATATGTTCCATTTCCGTCAGTATCTATACTATCTTGACCTTCTCTTCCGCCAAATCCTGCCACCAATGTTTTCGTTAAACGATATACATTACTATGCGCTACAGAAAAGTCGGGAGTAAATACTAGATTGCTACAAGCATGTTGAACGCCAGTTCCTGTATTTGCTATTTTTCCTATAAATTGCCCTGTATCTGTATATATTTCATCTTCTGCTGTTAAGGTTATAGATTGATTAAATTGTATTTTTGGAGTTCCACTATTATCTACAAATATATCTACAGTATTTATTCCTGTTCCATCGGTATGTAGTAGGGCTTGTTTCCTAGATATTATATCAGCCCCTACTACGGTTTCTATATCTATTTCATTTACAGGTTTTTCAGGATTAATTAAATTAAAATGTTCATCAAAAACACATTCTGTTAATCTCATCAATCCAAATCTTTTGAGAGAAGTTATGTCTGTTTCTGTAGTGAAAGAAATACTTTGAAAGTTAGAATCTTCAAGAATTAAATTGTTTGAAGAAGTTTTATCTTTATTTTCTATCATAAAAAGTTTATAATTGTTAATGTTTTTAGTTTTGACACCACCGGAGGTATGAAAAATACTATCCGGTCTTTGACCCGAATATGGTAATAAATCGGAGACTATGTAGAAAAATAATCTAGGAAAAGACATATCAACTGTATCAAAATATTTGTTTGCGAATGCACTTCTAGTTTTTATTCTCCCATAATTTGCGACTGTAGTTTCTCTAGGAACAGATAGAGTTTCTAATCCTCTACGCATTCTTTGAGATTGCGTAATATTAGACCCCTTTGCAGAAGTATGTCCTCTAATATCATAAGGCATGCTTCTCAATGAATCTGTTTTTCCTTCTTCTATTAGATTAGTAGTTAAAACAGATGCTTTATTAGGTTTAAATTTATAGGAAGTTAAATTTTTATGAAAGTTATTTCCTCTTACATCATATAGACTACAAGAGGTTAAAAATGGCGAACTAGTTAAAGTGACTAATTCACTTCCTAGTCTTTTATCATCAATATTAAATGATTTATAATATGGCATACCATATCTCTTATTATAGTCTTCTGTTGATATATTTAAATTAAAAGGAACAATGCCTACAGCAGTATTGCCATCTTTTATTTCCGAAGAGAAATTTAAATGAGGAATGGTTTGTATTTTACCTCCCCATAAATGTGCAGAATTTACAACATTAATATGATGTCTTTTTCTAGTAGAAAAGAAAATAACATCACCTACATCATAATCTACAGTGCTACCCGAAGGAGTTTCTGTTCGGTCTAAAAGAACACTAATTGTAGTTTGATTAGCAGATGGGTTTCCACTAGAGTAAAGGCTTTGAGTGGCCTGTAATGTTTCAACATCTAAAACATATCCTATGAATCCCTTTGTTTCAGTAGTTCCGTCGAATTGGTCAGCGTATAAGGGGTCGCCAATATTAACACTAGAAGATAAAGAACTAGTAACAAACACCGCTATACCTGCTGTTTGATTAGTTGTGCAAACTGCGGCTTGAGTATATTCAGTTTCAATTCTTTCATCATTAGAGCCTTCATATGTAATTCTTCTACCCAAAGTTATAGGAATATATGGTGCTAATTCTATTAATGCTTTATTGTCTTTTTTACTAGTATTTACCACTTCAAAATCAATTAAAGTATTAACAGTATCAAATGTGCTTTCACCATTATTTCCTATTTCATCTTTCAATCTAGTTTGAAATGAATTATCATTCGCTATACCCGACGGTTGATGTATTTGATAACCAATAGCCTTATCGGAATTAAAAGAAGAAGTGCCAACTAATGTGTTTCCTTCCGAACCATTAGAAGAAAGACCCCCATTAGAGTTTCCGGCAGTAATAATAGCACCTTTCCCCGAAGAACCCACCAATGAAGTAGCAGAAGATTGAGCAATATGAGAAGAACCCAACGCTTTTGTAAATACATAGTTCTTTTCAGTTTCTACATAAATTGCTTCGTTATTAACTCTAGTCAATGCTCCGTTTATTGTGAATCTCGCCTTATCCGTATTATGGACATCAACAGCAGTTACTCTACCTATATATCCATTTTCAGTAAATAAATGACTACCGACAGTAGGGTAGTTATCAAAATTAGAACCATTTAATGTATTATTTGCACCATCTAATATATTAGTATCGAGAGTAGTTGCGCCCAGTGCTAGAGTATATGTATTTCCATTCTTTATATTTCCTATTTTATTATAAGGACTACTAGTAGAATAAATTATATCTTCACTAAATACTGTATTTTTATTCACTACAGGAGAAAGAAGTTTATTCATCGAGTCTCTTCCTTTTATATCTAAAAAGGTTTGACCTTCTTCTTTTACTTGATTAATCTCTTCTACCTCTCCAGTGAATCTTGTAGAAAATACTCTATATTCTCCTTTAGCAAACTTAACTGCTTCTGCCCCATAATAACTTTTAAAGTCACTATTATCTAAAAGACCATTAAAAGTTAAAGTTGATTGGTCAATATTTTTTGCCGTGACTTCTCCGAATAAATTTCTAAGATTTCCGGATGTAAAAAGTATTTCTAGTTTATCAACTCCGCCACTTAAATCCATAGTTGTAAATATTCTTTGGTTTGTATAATCTAAAGCCCTTCTTTGTAGGGTATCTCCTACAGTTGGAGTAAAGGCGACAGAAGTAAATGTATTCTTTCCCGCTTCTCTTTTTTCTGCTCTTACTGTTATTGAAGAACCGCTAACAGTCTCTACTAACATAATTGTAGTTCCTAATCTTATTTCTTCTCCGACTTCTAATACTGTCTGTAAGTTATATTCAGTATCAAAAACAAATACATTTGTGGATGAAGTAGAAGAATAAGTGGCCTTTAAATCAACAAAGTCGTTTAAGTTACCAATGTGAACTAATTGCTTTGTTTGGTATAGAGTATGTTCCTCTATCTTTTTTCGCATAATTCTAGCATTATCTATAATTCTAGTTTCCGAAAAACTACCCTGTTCTATTGAATCTTCTGTCTCATGTTGAGAAACACCAGTAATCAAATTAGCACTTTTTGGAGAAGTATCGTAGTGTAAATATTTAGTTGGGCCTGTTTGAATCCAAGTTAAGTCAATACTATTACCACCGTCTCTTCTAGCGTTTGGATAGGCTAATAAATAATCTGTATAATCTGTGGTAATAGAATTTGCACCATTGAAAGTGAAATTTAATAATGTAGTCCCCGAAGCAGTTGTGCCAAAACCATCTTCGTCTATATTTCTCAATACATCAGTCATTGTTACGGTCAATCCAAACTTACTATAATCAATGATTCTTTTACCAAAATCTTGTTGTGTTCTAAATACTATCCCTGTAGTTCCTGTTTCTGAAAATACAGGAACATGCGGCCCCATTTCTATTGTTCCGCTTCCAGTCCTAGAATTTATATGAGCCATATATTTTTTATTGTGATTTAACTCGTTTTTCTTATCCAATTTACCATGACCAAACGAAATTTCTTTATTATTATAAAAATAAAAATGCGGTCTTGCACAAACAATATTATTTTTTAGATTATAAGTGCTTTCTTGTTTTAGCCCAATTGATAATGCTACTATTGAATCGTTATTTACTCCGGTAATAACTCTATATTTTGTTCCTTTTGGTATTTCATTACCTATTCTCGGTTCAAACTCAAAGGCATCTCCTGTGGTTGTTCCGTTTCCATTATCTTCTACTACTAGATTAGTTATTTTAGCAAAATGATGTTTAGCAGGGTCATCCGAATGTATTAAAACAAAATAATCAATTGTTCCGAAAGAAGATAGAGTTAATAAATTACTGCCATCCGTATCGTGTTTAATTCTAAATCCTTTAGTATTTGCTTGGTTAGAGACTTCACTACCTATAGTAAAGGTAGGATTTCCGCTTGGATGTGTTTGAATTATAACAGCCATTAAATCTCCATTACTGATTGATGAATCTGCGAATTTAGGATTTGTTGGAGACTCATCCCTGTTAGCCTGTGTATTAGGGCTTACATCTATAGCCATTAGACATCAACCTCCTCAAATCTAAGGTAAAATAAAGTATTAGCGTAGTTGGGTGTAAGATTGGTTATACTAGAAAATTCATTCCTAACTATATTTAGAAAAGACATCTCATGTAATTCCCCCATAAATTGTTCATTATCTACAGCACTTTCTAACGAGAGGTGATTTCCAATTGACCCCCTATTTTCTAAATTAGCATCAAAAGCACCACCATGCGTTCCAGTAGCATTAGCACCAATATACATATTTTCTCTTAAAAACTCAAATGTTTCTGTATTAGAACTAGTGCCTGTAAATATTAAACTGCCGTCTAAAAATATATTTATTCTCTTATCGGTATCATCATAAGAACAGGCAATATGAAACATATTATTCACATATGCACCATCTTTTTCCGCTTCAATAAATATTTCTGCTCCACTATTTAATAGAGAAGTATAGTCTGTAATTGGCCCACTACCAACATGAACAGAAAGAAAAGTAGTGGCGAGACTCTTTAGTGTTCCTATTTGAATATAAGAATCTCCATCCTTAACAAATACATCCTGCGCCCCAAAATTAGGAGAATTAACAGGAAATGCACTATTATGCACTACAAATGTTCCATTTATATTTCCTGAAGTATAAGTAAAAGAACCCGCAGTAGAATCTCCTAATTTTATAAATGCAGTTCTGCCATTTGCATCTAATCCATTGAAACTATCGGAAGATGAATATTTTACATAACTGTCTGTCGTTGCTTGTATTGCTATAGGACTAGTAAATGTTTCAATAGAATTATTACCTAATTTTAGTTTTACTACTATTTTATATTCTGCCGGATTTCTATAGTTATGCTTAGATACATTCTGTAGAAATACTTGGAAGGTCGGGCTATAAAATATTGCCATTCTATGTGTTAGCCTAGTGGATTTTTCCATATAATATCTGTCGCCTTCGGCTATTTGGCCCCCATGTCCTAAATCGGGAAATATTTTTTTTGAGTCAAGTATAGAAATATGACTTTGATTAGCAGTATATGCTCCCGACCCGTTAATATCATATGGCGTTACCATAGCCTCGAATGTAAATGAACCTTGATGCGCCCAAATACCATAAGGAATATCATCACTAGTATCTGCTGATGTTGTAGCATCGGGAACATTCTTTGCATAATCAATTGTTAAGAAACCATTACACATTACGGGAAACACCAAACTTTTTTGTTTTCCTGCAAATATACTGTATGACATCTATTCACCTCAAGGCAATACTGTGGCTATTGAAAATTCCATATTGAAAGTAATTTCTGTTGTTTCTGCATTCAAATCATAACTAAATGACGAAACGAATCCTTTAACTCCATTTGTCGAACCCGCACTAGGAAAAGAAGTGGGTATGGCAATATTAGTATTATCTTTACTAAATGCATCACCTCTAGCCGTAAATGTTAGAGGTATTTGTGCCACAACTGTTCCTAATTCTGTAACGCTGTTATCTGCCGCCTGTCCTCTATCTTGATAGTTTTCATTTACTTTAGAATCCATATAAACTACTAATTCGTTAAATGCTTGATAGCGGCTTAGCCCTGTAGCGTCTACACCGGAAGCAATCAACTGTGCTATTTCTTGAGCAGTAAATTCTAATGCTATGGGTATAGCAGGGTTGCCCGTTTCTGTGTGGCTTCGCTTAATTACTGTATCTACTATAAATCCGGTTAATGTTAGTCTTTTTGAAGACATACCTAAATCCAATGCTATATTTTCCGACTCACCTGTGGCTAATCCGGCAAAAGGAATACTAATATTAGGAACTGTCTTATCCACAGAAATACTAACACTTTGCACCTTTAGAGGTATAGTGTCTATTTCTAAATCAGTTCCGCTAAATTTTTGTAATTTCAAATAAACATAGTCCGTCAATTAATCACCTCACACCGAAGACCTATTGGATGTCCTTCTATTTATTTTAGAAGATACCATTCTGCCTATTTCATCTGCTATTCTTCTCATTTCTGCTTTAGAAGTATCTTTAGCGTTAATAGTTATATTAAAATTATTAACGACTCCCGAACCTCTTGCCATTCTCTTTGAATTACTATTAGAGTGAACCCTAGAACCTCTTGGTAATGAAACTAATTCCGGCCCCTTTTCCCCAACAATAGTCATATCATTGTTTACTAGTCCACCTGTTGCATTGAAACTAAAAGCATCCTTAATTTTCCCTACGAGCCACTTACCTATCTTGTATAGAACTACAAATGCTAATGCCGCTAACCAAATAGGTGCGCCCATCATAAATGCTAGTATGGCCGCAGAAATACCTAATATTACGGGTATTGCTTTAGCAAAGCCTTCAAAGGTAGTGAAAGAATCTATAAGGAACGCTATTGTTTTAGAAACTGCTAATCCAATAAATTTAACCACGAATCCTCCTAAAGCAACAAGCAACACTCCCGCTACAGATAAAGCAAGGCTTAGTAGTCCCACAGCAATTTGAATCACCCCATCAATAACATCTCCTAAATTACCATCACCAAAGAAGGCATTAAATATGCTTGAGATTCCATCCCAAACCATTCCTAAAGATGCTACAACAAATCCTATCATTACTTCTATTGCGGGTTTTATTTCTCTTAAAGTCTCAATAGCAGTTTTTCCAACCGTCTTCCATAAAACATATGCTATCATTAAGAATATGCCCGTATATAGCATCATTTTACTAAAGAACATAAGTGCTTGTCCTAAAAATTTAGGTGCGGCTTTTAGTGCATTAAGAAACTTAGCCGCCTTTATATTTCGTGGCGTTTGTTTTATTCTTTCTGCTCTAACTTCTTTCATATGTTTAAGACTTGCTTCTGCTTCTTCTAGGGCTTTTTTACCTTCGGGACTACTAGCATAACCTTTGGCTCTTTTAATTTTATTAACTTGATTAGTAGCGGCTTTTATTTCATCTTTAGAATAATCCTCGAAACCTAAAAGTTTATTTTTTGCCACTCTTTTCTGGTCTAATTCTCTAAATTTACCAAAAAATTGCTTTACATCTTTGCTATTCATATTTAATAATTTAGGAAAAGACACCAATCCTCTTATCATCTTTTTAAAGATATTATCTATGTTTTCCCCATCTGCGGAGGTTTTTCTAAATATACCTCCTAAAAATCTAAACGAAGTAGAAAGTTTATTTACTAACCTAAACATACCGGGTGGTAAGAAACCATACATTATTTTTCTTGCCAATGCCGCTTCTACGCCAAATATTTTTACTCTTTGATTAGCATTAGATAAAGCCAAGTCAAAGAAATCGAAGGCATTACCACCACTAGTAATAAAAGCATCAAATGATTTTTTAGAAAAAATTTCAAACTTCTTTACTTCTTGTCCACCTTCTCCTAGTTTTTTAAATGCCTTATTTAGAACTTCCTCTCTTGTAACTAATTCTTTGTTTAAGGCTTTTTCTGCCTTTTCTGCTCTTTTTGTGGCTTCGGTGGCCGTATTCTGTTGTTGAACAAAACCTAGCATAGTGTTAGATAATTCTGTCATACGCTTATTCATTTCTTCTAACATTCTATTCTGTTGTCGAAGAAAAGCACTCATACCGTCACCTGAACCTATTTACTCCACTCTTTGCTTGCCTATCTAGTTTATCCATTTCTTCTTGTTCTAATTCCAACATTACTCTATGAACACTTAATAAATCTATTACTAAACTTGCGGGCATTTTGTATATTTCTAGCGGGCTTATCGCTAAAGCCTTTGATAACGAGTAAACAATCACTAAGGAAATATCTTGAGGGTCGCCTTGCTTACCTCTTAATATTCCCTTTATTCTTCGTTTTTTTCTTCATCCCCCTCAAAAGCCGTAAATGGATTAGGGAGGATTTCCTTAATTTGATTTCCAATATAAGGAGTTAATCTAAGAATATCAATTGCAGAAAGTTTTGGTTCTGTTTTAACTACAAAATTTTCTACCATAAATCTAAACATGGCATTTAAATCTAATTCCATGTCTTGCCTTCTAGTATCTATTTTCATCATACTATTCATGGCCTTGTCTACCTCAAGCCAAGTAGGTTCTTTTACCCACACCTTGAGATATTCTTCACTTTCGGGTGCTACTTTAATATAATGTAGCGTAGGTTCGGTTAGTGCAAATAGCACACTCTTATCACTTACAATTTTCTTTTCCATGTTATCCACCTTTTATACCAACAAACAAACAAACGGTGTTGGTGGAATATTACTTTTTATTGCTCTTTTTTGGGCGACCTCTTTTCTTTGGTTTGCTCTTTTCAAGAGCCTTCTTTAATTTCTCTTGGTTCTTTTCATATGCTGATGGCAAACAAATCACCCCTGTAATAGCCAATGAGTAGTTACTTCACAAAGCGAGCAAGTTCTAGGCATGACAGTTGCTTCTACAACAATTGGCCCCTTATCATCGGCTATTGGGAAATTATTAGCAGTTAAGAAATAGTTTTGGAAGTTTAGTTTTATGTTCTCTCCTGTTGATTTAGTGAATACTAATTCAATTGTGCTATTATTACCGTTAGCAACAGAATTTTCAGTATTGTTAATCAATTCATTATACAGTAAATCATCAGTAACATGACCAGTAAAGGATATTTCATATGTTCTTTGTGCAGGAATAGCCTCTTGTATAGTCTTACTACCGACTCCCAAGAATCTTCTATCTTGTAGATTGTTATTCATGGTTAAAGTAAGGGTATTTATTTTTAAGAAACTCTCACCAAAACACTTGAACACTCCGTCCGAAAAGAAAAATGGTTCTCTTAGTTCCGGTATTGAAGCATAATTCAAGAATGAAGTTTCATCAGTAACGGCTCTTCTAGCGTCATAACTTTCTGTTTTTTCTAATGTGTGAACATTTCTAGTGTTTGCATTGACAGTCATTTTAACTTCTTCATTTTCATTAGCAGTTATTGTTAGAGTATTAACCCTACAGCCTCTAGCAATCTTAACGAAGTTGGTGTCTTCATTATCATTAGCAGTATTTGTTCTAAAGGTGTTAGTAGAAGGCAACTTGCTTAATACCTGTTCTAAAGCAAATGAAGGTAGTAAATCTCCATCTTGTTCTGCAAAGGTATATTCAATGGCATTTTGTAACTTGCCTCCATTCAAAGAAAAAGCACCCAACGGGTCTAAGTCTCCAACCGTTTCTGTTGCAGGATTTACCGGAGGAGTCATAACCGTTCCTACGCTTCTGTGAATAATTGGCCCTGTTTCGGTTACTGAATTATAATCAATGTAAAGTTTGTTAGAAGCACCTGTGAAAGCGTCAGACGGGGCTGAACCACTAGGCGCACTTTCGCTAAGGCTATTATCAGCACCTATATTTCCAATATCTACATCTGTGCATTTTCCTAAGAAATAATATAGCCATGTTCCGTGATTTGCTACTAAATTAATATCAGCCGCACCTGCTGTTTCTATTCCTTTGTATTGATAGGTAAAGTTTCTAGTGTTTCCTAGTGAAAGATTAGTTTGTTTCATTTCGATTTCTGTTGTTGGGAAAGTTACTGATTCTACAATTCCTAGCCATGTATCTGCTAGTAATCTTTTACCAGTGGCGGTTGAAGTAGTAGTTCCTACGGTCATTGATGTAATTGAAAGTCCTGTATCTGTTGTGGCTGAACCTCCTAATCCTGTAATTGTTGTAGCAATTCCGTTTGCCCCTCCGTGGTCATTAGTAACAGTAACAACTGCTCCGTTTCTAGTAACTGTTAAATCATCTAAAGTATCTACAGCAATAGCAAAAATAGCGGCATATTCTTCTCTTGTATTATCTGACGAAGAATGTATTTGTGCTTCTGCAACAACACCGGAACCAGTATGTTGAGTATATGTTGCGCTATTATCATGGTCAATGAAAACGGCTCTTTCTGTAGCACTACCGCCATCAGCCGCCAATGTTCTAAATACAACAGCAGTATCATCATAATCTGTTTTAACATCCGAATTAAAAGTTATAACAGTTACAGCCGCAGTATGGGTTGTTCCCGAAGCCGCTTTTTGAGCAGGACATGGCGCACCATATGATTCTAAAACAAAGTAGTCGTTGTTTGCTAATGTTGCTACTGCGGGAGAAAAGGAGATAGTAGTATCTGTATTGGCGGTAACTCTATGCATTCCCTGAAAAACATTAGAAACATTATATCTTTTAAGAATACACCCAACATATAGGTTATTTACTAAAGCAAAATTGTTGGTTATATCACTATGTAAGGTAAAGGTTGTTTTATTTGACCCTGCGCTTCCAGTTGTTATTTTACAATAAAAGTCCAATTCCGGCACTTTTGTTATGCTTGCTCCACTTCCTAAAAATATATCTTGTGCTACCATTTAATTCTCCCCCTTCCTAACTAACATACTAGGGAACGCTAACTGCAAATCTTTTCGCTTCTAAACTTATTTTATATCCAAAGAGTCTTTTTGCTCGGTCATTACTTTCGCTTCTTGCACCTAAAAAGAACTGTGTGAATCTACTTCCATCTGATGCAGTATAACCCCGCCTGTTACTCTCAACTAATCTAGCCAATATCAAGTATATAGCCCTTAGCCTATTTTTACCGTAAGAGGCATCTAATCCGGAACGCTCATCATGAAGAACTCTAATATGCAAAGTAAACGAATAAACTTCATTTTTGATATCATAATGAATAGTAGGATAAGCGATATTCTGTGAATCCTCAAATACAACTATCGTAGCAGGAGAACGGCTTAAATCAACCCTAACTCCTTTATTGGCCGTAGTAGTTCTAATATCAATTATATCAGGAGTTATCGCATGAGCAACATTTATTTTTCCTTCATTAACTAAATCCTGTGTGGCTTGGCTCCAAGTTTTACCTAAAGCCGAATTTGTATTTGTTAGCATATCTATGAGAAGGCTGACTTCATCCATTTTTCAACCTCCTCTTTTATTTTTGATTCTGTATATTTCGCAAATTCTTCTTCTATGAATTTCTTTAGTTCTTCGTCACTAAATGATATATCTATTCCTAATTGTTCTGATAATTCTTTCATGGCTAATTGTCTTTCTTCTTGTATAGCGATTATCTCTAATAGTTTTTTATCCATAATAATCACAATAAATAAACAAGGTCTGCTTTGCCCTTAAGAATAGCCATAGCCTCATTTCTAAGAATATCATATTTTTCTTTAGTAGAAATGTTTGCTCCTGTTTCAGCAATAAGAATACTTTGGTCATCGTGCCTTATTATTTCAGCCGCTACCATTTTAGTGGTCGCTTCGTGTATTGCTGAAGGAACTCTACCAGAACCCGCTAGATAAGAAACAATAATTGAGTTATTTGGGTGATAAGGATATTCTTGTAAAAAGAATATTCTGCCCTCTTCATTAAGTAGCCAATAATCATTTAATCTTCCATGTGTTTCTTTATCTGTAAATGGGGTAATAGAACAAATATTAGGAAAACCTGTTGCCGAGGTAAATACTCTTGTTGCTTCAGATTGGCCTGTATGAGCATTACTCAGTGTAACTGTATTATTTACCGGATTAATACTAGTAATTGTAGTTCCAGTAATAATATTAGGCCCGCTAACTTCCATGCCTATCTCTAAATTACTAATAATGGCTTGATTCTGTGCATTATTACCGACTAACATAAGCACATTAGATGGAAAACCGCCCGCAACAGTTGTTGTATTGGCTTCTATAGATGCCTTAATTACACAATCAGCCCCGTCATCTCCCGATAATAATGAAGAAAAGAAAACAGTAGTTCCATCCTGTGTATCTTTTTGAGCAAAAAAGAAATCGGATATAGATAAATTAGAGGAAGTTAATTCTTTAGCGGCTGTGGCTTTAGTAAATTGTGAAGTCTTTGGATATTCTTCATTAACCAATGCTTCTATTTCTGAATTTGTTGTCTTAATTCCAAAGGTAGTGCAAAATTCATCATTACCTAAGTTTGTAATATCATTTTCAGCATTCAAAGTAAAAGATACACCTTCATTGGGAAGTTGTAATGTAATTGATTTTAGTTTTCTAAACTCATCCTGTAAAGTTATTCTTGCTTGTGCTGACGCTATTTCTATATAATTACTTCCGTTCCATACCTGTAAAGAAACAACCTTTCTAACTTTCATCTTAGTAAGTTGGATGAAACCCACATAGCCACCATATAGCGTATAGCCCGGAGAGTTTCTATATTCAAAACTGTGAAACTCTTGTTTAGTAAGTATTGGCCTAAAGGAACGCTTTACCTTATCATCTACTATTCCTTCTACTCTCTTTATTATGTTACCAACTTGTGCTAGTGTTGGATAAGTAGAAGCAGAAAAGGCGGGTATTTGTAACATATTAGCAACTTCTGTTGCATTAGTGTAAAATCCTCTTCCTTGTGTATAGTTAGGATTTATTTCCGTATAGTCGCTTGGCGAGGTAGTTATTCCCATTTACTTACACTCCCGTAGTTACTCCTTGCCTTCTTAACATTTTAAGTCTCTTTTTTAATCCGTTAATGTGCTTTTGCATTATCACATTTACTCCGCTAGATTCCACTCCTACATTATATGGACTAAAATCAAAATATCCATGCCCTGTTATGTAATATACACAATTGAGTGAAGCATTTTTGAATTTTTCATTAAGTTCTCCAAGAGAATGAGAAGCGGCTTGCTTTTTACCCTTTCTTTCTGTAGTCACTAGTTTACATTCAATCTCTAGGCTCTTGACGGTTTGTAGAGATTTTAAATCTCCATCTAATGGCTTTAGAAGTTTTTTCATATTTGTCTTCATCCATTCTTCTACTTTCTTTTCAAATTCTTCTGAAGTCTTTAATCGTGCTACTGATTCTGGATTCACGGTTGTTTCAAGTATTAGTTCCGCAAAACTATCTAATTCAAATGGAAAAGAGAACACCGCTTCTGCTGCTTTAAATCTAGAATGCCCTTTTGTAATATATCTAGCAGATTTAACACCTTTTGCTTTGATTATATTGGCTTTAGTTTCTGCTTGTCTTTCCGGAGATACAGATGGATAATAGATTATGGTATTTGCATTTTTCAATTGAGTATTTTTTCCAGAAGAATAAGAATACTTACCAGTGGGTTTTCCGTCCTTAAAAGATGGTCTTAAAACAAATTCTGTTTCTATACCATAATCTTTGAAGGTTTTAAGATAATCAAAATCTGGAATTTCTTCCAAGTCTCTTCCAAACTTCATAAAGGTAAAACCAATTAATTTGTTTTGTATATCAGTATCAGTTACTAACTTTTTTAGAGAAGTTCTCTTTATCATTTTTTTATTATCTTCTTTGTCTTTATCTGTTTTTCCTAGAGTTCTAGCAAAGCCTTCTGATTCAGATAAAAAATCATATGAGTTAGCACTTAGAACTGAATCTAATATAGATTGAATTTCATCCATAAATTCATTTTCTTGATTATTTCTTCTAGGTTCTTTTCTTGCTGATTTTAATTTACTAACAAATGACCCTTCATTCTTGAGAAGATATTGTTCTAATTCTTGTTTTATATCTTCTTTATCATCGGGAAAGGCCTTCGGTAAGGTTCCCCAAGTGAATGATATTGTCAAATTAAATCACACTCACATTAGCCATTTAGCCCAAGCCGCACCCTTTTGTATAGCACTACCTAGTCCTAATCCGCTTTGTGGTGGTTCGTAACTCATTTGCCCTTGAGCATCTATCCAATATGGCCTACCATATCCGTCTGTTCCACTAGGAGGAACAGGATATCCGCTTCCGTTATTCATAGCATTATTCATTTGATTAAATTGTTGAGTATTACCTGTTACATTAGCAAAGGCTTGAGCCGCAGAAGGCTGTTGCATACCTCCTCCGCTAAATCCTTGAGATTCTAGATATTGTTGTTTAGCCATTTTTCTTTGCATTACTACTTCTGTATTGATAGCCGCACCTAGAATCTTTTGAATATCTAAGTCAATATTCTCTTGTGTTATTCTCTCAAACTCTCTCATAGCATCGGGATTAATTGTAATGTTTCCTCCGGATGTTGAAAAAGAAAGTTTGCCTAACATTTGTGAAACTACTCTTTCAATGACATCCTCCATCAATTGTTCTAAAGCAGTTAAAAATTGTTCACCATGGTATTGAAAAAATTCTTCAACATGATTTTCCTGTAGTGAAAGTAGGTTATTTACATTCTTGAAATTTTGGTCGCCTTGTTGTTGAACCGCCCCTAATACTGTTCCATTACTTGTTCCAAATATACCCATACTCATTCCTCCTTTACTTCCTCTTTAGTTTTCTTTTCTGTCTTAGGGGCTTTAACTCCTTGATTTATCATTAAATAATTTAATCTATCTGTTAGTATATTTATTTCTCCAACGATTTCAATTGCTTCATTAGTGGCAGACCTATTATCGCCTAATGTGGGTGGCTTAATAAAATAACCTGCGGCAGTTAAGGAAGCAATATCTTCTTTGGTTAAATTCTTTATTGGGCCGCTTTTTAGCAACTTAGGTGTTTTAGGAATAAACTTCTTAAATTCTAAACCATGTTTATCTGCAAGTATTTGTTGTTGTAGCATTTCTAATTGCATAAAATGAGCCGCATGTTTAGGACAATAGGTTCCCATTAACGGCCTACCCTTAACAACGCCATCTAAAGGAATAGGTGGCCTCATGTAGTCTCCTTGTTCCCAAACATGATGCATTCCACAAACGACACACCTATCTTTTAGATTGAATTTTTTTCCATATTTTAGAAATAAAAACTTTTTAGGTTCTGCTTTTAGAACTTTAATTAATTCTTGTTGTTGTTTTTTTGGTTTATGTGCAATAAACTTGTATTCTTGAACTATACCACTCGCTCTTGCGTGTTGTAGCGGTGTCATTCCATATGCAATACCTTGCGGTTGCATATTATTTTGGCCTATCATATTTGGTTGCTGATACATACTTTTACCTCAATAATCTTTTATCATCGTCATTACGCCTCTATATACCATTTCGGGGTCTGACTTTGCTGATACAATATACTTGAAACAAGGAATGCCTTTATCATTCAGTTGTCTCATACCATACTTAAAAGGTTCAAATATTTTATGTTTGTCAATGGGCTGTTCTTTTTCTAATGGGTATTTTTCTCCCCATATATCATATTTATTAGCCCATATTGCGACTGCCATGGGGTAGTCCGAATCCTTTTTCTTTCTACCAGTAGGCCATCTGCTAGATACAATTGTATCTACTAAAAACTTCCAAGCCACTTGATGGTCTAGATTTGCTTCATTGTCTAAATGCCTATGGTCAATCATAAAAATAACATATTTAACTCTACGACCTTGCATATCTTTTACCCATTCTTTCCAATAAACTGCCTCTCCTCCAATATCAGCACTTTTTATTGTGTGGGAATCACCGTCTATTTTTACATTCTTTCTTGACGCTCTATGTAAACCAACAGTTCTTTCATTAATTTGAGGGACTTCTCCTCTTGTTCTTAATTGATGACTTAAAGTTGTTTTACCAACCATGGTAGCCCCATACACTCCAAAGTTAATTGCGTGAACTTTCTTCCAAAAACCAATAATTGCTTCGCCCACTAATATGGCAAAGCCAGTCATCAATGACATATCAATGACCCCATAAATCACTTAATCTATCTATAATCCATCCCATTATATTAATATCAAAAACACCCATAATATTTCCAATTAGAAACATAGCAAGAGTAGAACACCCTCCCCAAAACCATGCTCTCATTTTCAAAAAGAAAATATCAGCAGAATGCGCTCTAGACTGATTATAAGCATAATCAGAATCAGAAAACCCTAGCAAATCGCTAACAACCAATTAACCAACCCCTTATTGTAGGGCCGCTAAAAACTCATTACCAACTGTATTTTCATCTTCTTGTGTTGGCGGGGTATAGAAACTAGTATTGTATTGCCTAGCACTCTCACGCATCTTTTGACGCTGTTGTTCGTCTCTAGCCTTTCTTTCCCAAAATGCCGCTATCTTTCTATCAAGTAGCCACATTTCTATTTTATCATTAAGTGCTAAATCAAATAGAGCCTTCATAACCATAATCGCTCCAATTGTTCCTAATCCAAATAGAACAGAATGCGCTATTGGCCCATATGGAAAACCTGTTCCAAATGTTGCATAAGCAAATACATTCGCTCCACTCAATGCGCCAACAAAGAGTATAGTCATCACTAATCTAGTATCTTGGTTCAAAACTGCCATCATAAAACCTCAAGCAAATTCAACGGAGACAGCCGCACCAACACCAGTTCCAGTTGCTATGTCAAGATATAGACCGTTACTAGCAATAACGCCATGCATGTCAAACTCTATGGTATCTGTTTTTGAAGTAACTAGATTTATTCTTGCTAATTCTTTACCACTTGCGGCAGAAGAATTATCAAAAACTCTAACCAATGTAGGGTTTGTTCCTGTTAGTTGTGCATGAATAGAAACTAATTTGCATCTTTCAGCACTAACGACTGCGCTTGCAGTCAAAACCCCACTACTTCTACAACTAGCCATAGGTAGTCCTCCGTCAAACTTTCAACCTTACAACTACTTCTTAACCTTATTCCTCTTTTTGAGGAGTTTCGGTCTTTGTTTTTGTAGTCTTAGGTTTCGGCTTAGAGATTCTAGGTTTCTTTTTAACGGGCAGAAGAAGTGCCTCTAACTCTTTGTGAGTAGAGACATCTTCTCCTGTTGTTTTAGCCGCTAATACCAATTGCTTAGGAGACAAAGATAGCAACGCTTCCCTATCTTTTTCTTCAAAGGTAAATACCAAATCTCTAGAGTTTAGTCTTCCTAAAGCCCAACGAACAGAAACACTAGCGGATTTCTTCTTTGTGATTCTTCCCGCAGGTGTATCTGTTGCATTGAACCTAGAACAACCTTCAGCAACTATAACTGTTACCAATTAAGTCACCTCAAAGGTTTCCCCAAACTCTAACCCTAACAGTAGTATCTGTGATGTTTCCGTTTGCGGCAGCGTTTGTTCCGTCATTTGCTGTAAACAATAAAGCAAAACTAGAACTGCTTTCATAAGCACCTGCGGCTGAAATTTCTACATCTACTTGATGAGTAGCCGGGATAGAATTTCCTGTTATGGTTACACAAGAAATACTTGATAATCCCAATGATGCCGCAGTTACAACTTCTCCTCCACTAGTAGCAGTAGTTACCAAAAGAGAAGCATCAACCACATATTCATCACCAACAACTCTAGGGTTAGTGTAGCCTTTATGGTCGGCTAACAATGTTACTGTGTGTGCCAATTAAAACACCTCACAATAGGTTGGTAATCTTGCCTTGACCCTTAAAGTATGAACAACCAACTTCTGCAATTGTTCGGTAAAGAGCCTTGTTACCTAGAGTTCCGACACCGAATGGGTTTCCACTAGCAATACCATCCTCGAAGTATTGAGTTGGTTTCATAACAGATAGCCAAATGTGGTCAGTATCTAGGAACAACATATCACTAATTGGATTAGCAGTTGCAGATGTTTTAGACATAGCCGCTACAGGAATCAATGGGATATCGTAGTATGTAGAAACTCTAAATCCTACTTCAGCACCCTTTGTTCCCCTAACACCGTTTACAGTTGGAACAATCTCTTTTCTATCCATGAATCTCTCTTGTGCTTGTAACAAATCAGCAAGAGTTTGAATGGTATCATATCCAGTTAGAATAACCTTTGGTGAACCACCTGCTTCACGAAGTAGTCTTAGAGTATTGTTAATTACAGTCAAAGTTAATTGACGACCACCAGTAGCGGAATAATCATCGTTATCATCTACTTGAGCATCTAGGAATCCTGAACCGGATGCACCACGAACAGTTCCGTAAAGTCTCTTCATTGGTTCATTGTCAGCATCATCTGTTCCAGAATTGTTATCATACTTTAGAGAGTAGAAGTCATCTGAATCCATTTGTGTGATTTCAGCCGCAGAAGATACAACCTTCAATAGAGAGGTATAGTTTCTGTCTAGCAAATCAAGAGATTCGCTGCTTCCGGAACCAAGGTAGAATTCAAGTGGCATAACTAGCATTTTGTTTTGAGTTTCAGCATGGTGCTTACCCATATCTTCTCTCATTTGCGCTCTAATGTCACCAATTCCATCGTCAATTGCCGCCATTTCCATAGCCAATTCGCTAAAGTCAAATTGATGTGCAATTGTTTTAGGACTTGTAAATAGTGTAGTGTAGGTTGGGGCAATAGCCGCTAGTCCATCACTTGCATTATCTAATCGTGCATTTTCTGGAACACCACCAATAGTATCTGCTCTTGGAGTTGTTGAACCAATATTTGTAGCAGTTGGGGCTGAAACGCCATCGTCACTGTTTGCCGCTACTGCTAGGGAGTTTCCACTTCCACCAGCAGGTCTTTCTGTCATTATTCTCCATCCACTAGATGTATATGGCCTCTTTGAAATAACTGAAAGAGCATTACATTCCCTGTTTAGCATTGACCAAACTTTTTGTCCGTAAATCTTGTTGTAAAGACCACCGACATCAGTAATACCAACGCCACCAGCGACATTTGCCGCATTGGTATCATGACCAACATGAATACCTGCAACAGTTCCCGCTTGCTTCAACAATTGGTTGTTAAAGCCAGTTGCTCCGGTTAGTCCATATGTTCTTGCTTCTAAATCTGCGATTGTATTAATGTAACTCATCTTAAATGCCTCCTACCATCTTGTGGATATCATTCCAGTCCATATCGGCTAGTTCTTCCATAGTTGGGAGTGTTATTGTTGCCTCTTCTTGTGCTTTTAGAATTGTTTCCTTTTCAGCAGTTAGAGACTTTCTTAGTGCAGTAAATTCTTCTTTTAGAGAAGCAATTTCAGTTTGTGCATCATATTCAGACTTTGCTAGAACATTTTCTTTATGTGCTACTTCAGCCGCAAATCGAGCCTCAAATGATTTCTGCAAGTTGTCGTATGCCAACTTTTCTAGTTGTTCTTGTCGGAAAGCCTCATATGCTTTCTCGATGTTAGCGTTAGACAAATCAAGAGTTTGTAGTTCTTCATTGTCAAATGCTTTTACAACTGGTAGGTCAGAAGGTTTTGGCCTTCCTCCCTCAATGATGACTCTATCTGCTGGTTCACCGATTTCGACACCTGCTCCGTCAAGAGTTGAAACGACTGCTTTTGCTTCATCGTCTTTATACATACCCTTTTCTTCAGCCATCTTTTCATCTTCGTCAGCCATTTTTTCGTCCATCATCTTTTCGTCCATCATTTTTTCGTTCATCATCTTTTCATCTTCCGACATATCCATACTCTCCATGTCTTCTTCTTTGCGAAGAGTATTGACTTCTGCCATTAGCGCATCTAACTCTTCTAGTGCTTTTTCAATTTTGCTCATATTTTTCACTTCCTTTTCTTGTTTAAGAATATCAAACTTTGCTTCGGGGTTTATTCCTTTTTCACAGATTGTAACCTCATGTAGTTCTAGTTTGCTTATTTCATTGTATTGTCCTAGTTCGGGGTGGCTTTTCTTTACTTTCTGTATTGCCTGTCCTCCTATGCTAAAACTCCTCAATGAACCTTTTCTAACGCCTCTTCCTATTTCTTTGGCTTTTTCTATATCGTCTCTTAATTTAATTACTACAAAAAATCCTACATCATCTACTTCTGTTTTCCATAGTTTTCCGTTTGAATCTCTATATGATTTTACTACTTCTCCTACTTGAACATTAGAATGATTTGTCATTACATTTCTAAATTTTGGATTCTCCATATATTTCTCTACTGCTTCTTCCAGTGCTTTGAGTGTGATTAAATCATTTTGCTTATCAACAATTTCGATGCTTGCATATCCTCCAATCATCAAATCTTCTTGATTTTTTAGAATTCTGAAATCTGTAGCATTGTTTCTAACTACCGCAGAAATCATCCTCCTCAACTCCTTGTTATATTACTCACTATATAAAGAACACACTATTTAGACGGTATTCTGGTTCCTTTGAACTTATCTTCATATATATTCCATATACCTTTATCTGAATCTTTATCGGCTGGTTCTTGCTTAAATCCAGTCCAAGCCAACCACATTCTTTGACCCTTAACAGGTATGACTCGGATATGAAGTTTAGTTTCAAACTTGTTCCCCTTTAGGAAATATTCGTGATAGCCGTGTGTTTGAACCCCTAACTCTACTTCTCCGGAATCAATTATTTTTTCTCTTTCAAAAGACCTAGCAACTTCAGCAGGATATTTACCTGCTTTGCCAAACAAATCAAACAGTTCTTCTTCATCTTGAATGTTTACTAACCAGTTTATTGTCTCATCACCTAATTTCATAACGATATTAATTTGATTATCTTGTCTAGAATATATCTTGAATTCTCCTTCTCTATACTCATTAGGAGTTTTATACTCTTTCTTGATATCGTCTCCTTGCATTATCTTAGTAGGATTAGCAAACAATTTGTTATCCTCAAATTCTATACCGTCTCTTTTTTCAGACCACTCTTTAAGTTCAGATATTTTTCCTTCGATGA